CAAATAAGGAAATAAAAAATGGCACATTTCGCAGGTGCTAGTACACTCAACTTCGGTGGAGCTGTACCAGCAGGAACACAAGCTAATCAGTTTTGGGTTCCAGAAATATATAGTAAAAAAGTACAACTTGCTCTTAGAAAAGCTTCTACAGTAGAAGCTATCTGTAATACAGATTACATGGGTGAGATTAAAAGCTTTGGCGATACAGTTAATATCGTTAAAGAACCAGAAATGGCAGTTGCAGCATATACTAGAGGTATACCTACAGTAAATACAGCAGTAACTGATGAAGAGTTAGTTTTAATAATAAATAAAGCTAATTATTTTCATTTTCAAATCGATTCTTTAGAGAAAAGATTTGGACACATCAACTTCCAAGAAATTGCATCTAATAACGCAGCGTATAAGTTAAAAGATACAATGGATGCGGAAGTTATGCAAAATATGTATGATGATGCTCACGCAGCAACAGCTACATTAACGCCAATTATTGCAGGTGGTGTTGCAGCTAAAAAATTACTTTTTGGCTCAGTAGCAGTTCCTATTGCAATTAATCATACAGCAGGTGGTCTTAATGTAGACCCTCTTAACTTTATGTCAAGATGTGCACAAGTTATGGATGAAAACAACAATCCTGATGAAGGTAGATGGTTTGTAGCAGCTCCGAATTTTTATAATTCGTTAGCAGATACAAGTTCTAAACTTTTATCAATTGACTACAATGCAGGAAAAGGTTCATTAAGAAATGGACTTGTTGCTTCTGGTTTAGTTAGAGGATTTTCTATGTACAAATCTAATAACCTTCCCTACTCTGCAGGTACTACACCTGTAATTTTGTTTGGTCATATGAGAAGTACTTCAGCAGCTTCAGCGATGAATACTGTTGAGTCTTTCAGAAGCCCAACAACTTTTGCGGATGAGGTTAGAGGACTTCACGTATATGGTAGAAAAGTACTAACAACAGCTTCAGTTGGAGCTGGTATTGTTACAGTAACATAATCATAACTTTGATAGGGGGTAGCAATATCCCCTATCATTTAATAAATATAAAGGAACTATTATGGAAACATTAAAAACTCTTGTTTTAGAAGCAAAACATTTATATAGTGAACATAAGAAAGTTGTTATTGCAACTGTTATTATTTTAATTATTGCAATAATAGTTTAAAACCTAAGTTAAGAATTCATATGGCAAAAGATTATAAAACAATAACTAATGAATTACTTGTCGAATTAAATGAGCCAGAAGTTTCTACAGTTGCTACTGGAGTTGGAATACAAAAACAAGTAGCCAATGTAGTTAATAGAGCTTATTTAGATATTGTAAATTCTGTAGATGATTGGTCTTGGTTAAATTCAGATGTACCTGATGACCCATATTATGGAAATACAATTATACCAACAGTCGTTGGACAAAGATGGTATCTATGTAAAGCAGGGTCAGCAAATATAGATTCTGATTTTGATTCAATAAATTGGGATATGTTTACTCTCGTAGACCCCAACTCACCCTACACAAATAATAAATTAGCTTTCACAACTTTAACAATATGGAGAACTAATTATTCATCTTCAGAAGAACAAGCTGCACGAACTGCTAGTTATGCTACACCATTAAGAGTTATAAGAAGTTCTGATGGTAGAAGATTTGGATTATCTCCAATACCTGATAAAGTTTATAATATACATTTCTTTGCATATAAAAGACCTACTATTTTATCAGCAGATACAGATACAGTTCTATTTCCAGAACAATACAAACCAGTTTTACTAGCAAGAGCTAGATATTATTTATATCAATTTAAAGATAATATTGCACAATCGCAATTAGCTTTAGATGAATATAAAAAAGGATTACAAAGTATGGCTGCGACATTAAATTCACCGCAACCATCTTATATGTCAGACGTAAGATTTACTTACCTCTTACCATAAGGATTAAAAAATTATGCCAACTCAAGGTGCTTCCATTACAGTTGCAGGAGGATTAGATTTAGTATCAAGTAGTCATGCTTTATTTAGAACCCCTGGAGCAGCAACTATATTAGAAAATTTTGAATCATCTACAACAGGTGGTTATAGAAGAATTAATGGTTATACTAAATGGGGTGCAGGTGCTTCAGCTATACCTTCAGGTTCAGCACTAGATTCTATTACAGGAATAGTTTCTTATGCTAATGGAGTTGTAACTTGTCAAGGTTCAAATATTTATTGGTCAAGTGATGGTATTACTTGGCTTCAAATTAATAAAGATACTTATGTAACTAAGACAGGAACAGTTGCAGTTACTGCAGGTTCTGCAATAGTTACAGGAACAGGAACAGCATTTACAACAGAATTTGCTGTAAATGATAGAATACAAATTAATAGTATTAATTATAGAATTTTATCTATAACAAGTGATACAGTATTAACATTAGATTATAATGTTGTTGCTGCAGTTTCAGGAGTTGCTGTTAAAAAAAGTGGAATTGTTGCAGGAAGTTTATCTGCTGCTACTACTATTTCAAGAGCTAATCAATCAAATAATCAATTTACTACTTTTGAATCAGATGGTGCTTATGGTAGTTTATATATTACTGATGGTACTAATAAGATAGCAGAATTTCAAATAACTGTTTCAGGTGCAGTTAATACTTTTTACTTTGAAGAGTTAGAAAGGTCAGCTCCGACTAATCCTAAAATATGTGGTATATTTTCAGAACGATTAGTGGTTGCAGGTCAATCAGTTTCAACAAGTACAGTTGCTTATAGTGATAGGTTAGAACCTTATAATTTTACAGGAACTGGAGCAGGAGAAATAGATGTTGGAGATATTATTGTAGGAATTAAAGTCTTTAGAAATAGCTTAATTATATTTTGTAAAAATAGTTTATTTGAGTTGACAAGTCTTGATTCTACCCCTATACTTAAATCTATAACAAAAAATATAGGTTGTGTAAATGGAAACACAATTCAAGAAATTGGTGGAGATTTAATCTTCCTAGCACCTGATGGATTAAGAACAGTTGCTGGTACAGCTAGAATTGATGACATAGAAATTGGTTCTATTAGTAGAAAGATTTTACCTTTAATAAATACTTTGCTATCAAATATTGCACAGTATACTATCTCTAGTATAGTTATTAGAGAAAGAAGTCAATACAGATTATTTTATCATCAGTCAGGTCAATCGAAATCAGGACAAAAAGGAATTATAGGAACTTTTAAATTTGATGAAAATGGAGTTCCTGCATTTGAGTGGAGTGAAACGAAAGGTATGGAATTAAAGTTCTGTACTTCAGATTTAAATAATTCAAATGAAGAAGTTAAATTTGGTGCAAATGAAACTGGTTATATTTATCAAATAGATACTGGTAATAATTTTGACACTTCAAACATTAACGCAAAATTTCAAACACCAGATATGGATTATGGTGATAATGGTTTAAGAAAAAGTCTTTATGGAGTTAAAGCAAATATTAAACCAGAAGGAACACAACCAGATTTACAGATGAGAATTAGATATGATTTTGAATCTACAGATGTACCTCAACCTGGTGCAGTTGATGTAGGTACTTTATCTGCTACATCTTTATATGGTTCGGCAGTATATGGAACTGGAACATATGGAGCAGTAACTTTACCAAGTAAAAGAATGATAGTAACAGGAAGTGGTTTCTCAAATAATTTTAGATTTTTTAGTGATGACACAAATGCTGCATATGCAGTCAATGGATTATTTGTTTCATTTATAGCAGGAGGAAGAAGATAACATGGCAGGATACACAAGACAAAGTTCAGCAGAAATAGTAGATACTCTTACAATTGATGCAGTAGATTTAAATAATGAATTTGATGCTTTAGTTTCCGCATTTGTAAATACAACTGGACACAAACATGATGGTACTGCAGCTAATGGTCCTGTAATTGGATTAATTGGTGACGCTAATCTTGCTACTCCTTTAAATAAAATTTTAATTGATACAGCAAATGCTGAATTAGAATTTTATATTAATGTTGGAGCATCAGCTACAGAACAATTTAAAATTTCTGATGGCTTAATAGTTCCTTCAGTAGATAATGATATTGATTTAGGAACAGCAACTTTAGAATTTAAAGATGCATACTTTGATGGTACAGTAAATTTAGATACTTTAGTTATTGGTACAGCTACAGGAATTACAGATATAGATACAGACTTAGCTGCAGTTTCAGCTAGTGATGATACTCTAGCTTCAGCAAAAGCAATTAAAGCTTATGTTGATGCATCTCCTGTTGGAGACCTTACTTCTATTGTAGCAGGAACAGGTTTATCAGGAACAAGTTTATCAGGACCAATTCCAACTTTAACTATTGATACTGGTACAACAGTTGATAAAACAACTGCTCAAACTTTAACAAACAAAACTCTTACAAGTCCAGTTATTAATACACCTACAGGTGATGTAGTAACAATAACAGGTTCTCAAACTCTTACAAATAAAACTCTTACAAGTCCAGTTCTTGATACAGATATTAGTGGTACAGCTTTTAAAGATGAAGATAATTTTACATCTGATTCAGCAACTGCTGTAGCTTCACAACAATCAATTAAAGCATATATTGCTACTCAAGTTTCTGCAGGAGACCTTACTGCTATTACAACAGGAAATGGTTTAAGTGGAACATCTTTAACAGGACCAATACCAGATTTAACTATTGACACAAGTATAACAGTTGACAAAACAACTGCTCAAACTTTATCATCTAAAACATTAACAAGTCCAGTTTTAGATGGAACACTTAGTGGTACAGCATTTTTAGATGAAGATAATATGGCTTCTGATTCTGCTATAGCAGTTGCATCTCAACAATCTATTAAAGATTATGTAGATACACAAGTAGCAACAATTCCAGTTGGTGATATTACTGCAGTTGTTGCAGGTACAGGTTTAACTGGTGGTGGAACAAGTGGTTCTGTAACTTTAAATGCAGATGTTTCAGCATCAAGTACAAATACATTTACAAATAAAACTGTAGATGCAAATGGTACTGGTAATAGTATTACAAATCTTGAAGTCGCAGATTTAGCTTCAGGTGTTCTTGATACAGATTTAACAGCAGTTTCTGCAAGTGATGATACTTTAGCTTCTGCTAAAGCTATTAAAACTTATGTAGATTCTCAACCCCATTCAAGTGTTACAGCAAGTAGCACAACTACATTTACAAATAAAACAATTGATGTAGATGCTACAGGTAATTCAATTACTAATTTAGCAGATGCTAATATTAAAGCAGCAGCAGCTATTGATGCAACAAAGATTGCAGATGGCACAGTAACAAGTACAGAATTTCAATATATAAATAGTTTATCAGCTAATGCACAAACGCAAATAGATGGTAAACAAGCTACAATTGATGCTTCAAGTAGACTAAACGCTAACCTAGTTGGAGATGGTTCAGTAGATGATACTGAATTTGGTTATTTAGATGGCGTAACTTCAGATATACAAACACAATTAAGTGCTAAAGCTTCAGCAGGATTTGCTGTGGCTATGGCAATTGCTTTGTAAGTTCTGTTGACAACAGAGTAAATAAAAGGTATAATTAGGATAATTCTATGGCACAAGATTTTGAAAGAACTTTAAAACAAGACATAACTTTACTTGCTTCTCCAACAGTATTAAGAGCAGCAGCAGATTCTGATGATGCAATCATAGGTATTAGGTGTGCAAACACTTCTGGTACTTCTGTGAATGTATCTGTTTATGTTAAAAATGGAAGTGACTCATATTTTATTATTAAAGATGCACCCATCCCAAATGGTGGCTCTTTAGAATTAATTGATGGCGGTTCTAAAGTTGTATTAATGAGTGGTGATTCTATAGAAGCTTACGCTTCTGCAGCAACTTCTCTTGATATAATTACAAGTGTTGTAGATACTATCTCAGCATAATAATTTAAGGAAATAAGTTCTATGGCATATGTTGGAAAAACCCCAGCTAACGCAGTATTAACATCAAGTGATATTACAGATGGTGTAATAACTTCTGCTAAGATTGCAACTGATGCAGTTATTGCTGCAAAGATTGCAGCTAATGCAGTTGAAGAAGCTAAAGTAAATGCTGATGCAATAACTTCTGCTAAAATTGCAGCAGGTGCTATTGTTGATAGTGATATTAATGCTTCAGCAGCAATTGGAAATACTAAACTTGCTAATAGTTCTATTACAATTAATAGTTCACCAATTTCTTTAGGTGGTTCAGTTACAGTTGGTGAAGTTTATCCAACTATATCAAGCATTAGTCCTAGTGTTATTGATAATACAGTAAGTACCATAGTTATTACAGGAACAGGTTTTGGTGCAACTGGAACTCCTTTTGTAGATTTAATTAGTTCAGCAGGAGCTATTACACCAGCTACTTCTGTAACAAGAAATTCAACAACACAAATTACAATTACAGTAACTTTATCAGTTGACACAACATATTATATTAGAGTTGAATTAGGTACAGGACTAGCAGTTCGTACTTCTACAGCTTTACTTACAGTATCAGACAATCCAGTATGGGTTACAGCTTCAGGAAGTTTAGGAACTTTGAGTGGTGCAGTAGCAATTTCAACAATTAATTTAGTCTGTACTGATGCTACATCTTTTGCAGTAACAACAGGAAGTGTCACAGCAGGATTAACATTTACTACTGGCGTAGGAACTGCTACTATAACAGGAACACAAACACCTCATACGACAGCCGCAACAGATTCATTTTCAGTAACAGCAACAGATGCTGAAGGACAAACAGCAGTTAGAGCATTTACAATCAGTTGGTCATTTGGAGCAACAGGTGGCGGACAATTCAATTAATGAGGAATAAATAATAATGGCAAATACTTATCTAACAAAAACTTTTGGAAGTGCAGGTACTAGAACAAAATATACAATTAGTACGTGGGTTAAAAGAGCAAACTTAGGTGTAACCCAATGTATATTTTCAGCAGGTACATCTGCTAATTATGTTATGGGAATTACTTTTAATGGTGCAGATGATAGATTATATTGGAATAGTTATTCAAATGCTGGTGCAAGTTATGATTATTTTTTAGATTGTACTAGAAGATTTAGAGATACTTCAGCTTGGTATCATATCGTTTGTGCATTTGATAGCACACAAGTAACAGCATCTAATAGAATGAAAATTTATATTAATGGAGTTCAAGAAACTTCTTTTGTAACCGAAACATATCCAAGTCAAGATTATGCAGGTTATGCTTTTAATAATATTACTCACGAAATTGGACAAGACGTGGGAAATGGAAGTAGATTTTTTAGTGGTTCAATGTCTCATTATTATGGAATAGATGGATTAGCTTATGCACCTACAGTATTCGGAGAAACAGATGCCACAGATGGTATGTGGAAAATTAAAACTTCTCCAACAGTTACAATGGGAACAAATGGATTTACAATTTTAAAAGATGCAAACACAATTACAGACCAATCAAGTAATTCAAATGATTGGGCTTTAGGTGGGGGTACTCTTACGAGTACACAAGATAATTCTGATAATAATTTTGCAACAATAAACCCTTTAGATAATTATTATTTTGGTGGAACATTTACAAATGGAAATACTACAACAGCATCTCCATCTTCTACTTATGCGATGTGTACTTCAACATTAGGTATGGCATCAGGAAAATATTATGCAGAAGCTAAACTTCAAGCAGGTTATCCGCAATTAAAATTTGGTATTACTTCCAGAATAGCAAATAGCACATCTGAT